GTTAGAAACACTTGTTAATCAATTGGATGAAACGATTGCCGCACTTGATAAAGAAGTTGTAGCAAAAGTGGAAGATGCTTTTACTGAACGCAATCGTACAAACAGATTAATTGCTGTACTGCAAGCGGCAATGCCTGAAGATGCAAGGTCAATTGTTTGCACTGCTGTTCGAGAATTAAAGTCGGACGGCGATACTGAATGCGACCTTTTGCAATACTACGATGCAATTTACGAAGAATAATATGCTTAAACAAGTAAACACTTGCCCGAGTAAAAAGCCGTACTGGGTGTGCATTAAATGCAATTGGGCTTGGTTAGTATTGCGAGAAGCTACTCAACATGCCTGTGGACAAGATAAACCGGCAGAGCCAGCATTTCGCAGCTATACCAAATGAGTGACCGCGGTCAACTAGAGAAAGCCGAGGCAAGGATGCTTGTCCCGTCCTACTTTGCTACTGTTGCCCTGCTAGGTAAGCCCAAGGCTAACGCCTGGCTCACAAAGCAGATCGCAAGGATTGAAACTCACTACGGCAAAGGGTTTGACGCTCGATGCCGTGGCTATATGCGCGAAATAACGGAGACAGAACTATGCGAAGAGCAGCAAAAATAGACTCAAATCAAATTCAAGTTGTAAGCGCATTACGGGCGGCAGGCGCATCTGTTCAATCATTGGCTGCGCTTGGGAAAGGCGTTCCCGACCTTTTGGTGTCAATCAGAGGGGTAAATCTATTGATGGAAATAAAAGACGGTAGCAAGCCCAAATCAGCCCAAAAGCTAACTGAAGACCAATTGAAATGGCACGGTGCATGGCAAGGCCCAGTTTGCATTGTTGATGGCCCTGAAGCCGCTTTAAGAATGATCGGAGTAGTCAAATGAAACTTGCAGTCCAATGCTGGGAACCAGTCCAGGCCCACACGGTAATGACCAAAACAATCTGGCCGCAGTTAAAAAGCGCACTAATGGCAGGGCATAAGATGGTGCTAGAGATCAAACCGGCTACGCGCAGCCTTGAGCAGAACTCGCGTCTTTGGGCCATGCTGACAGAAATCAGCAGCCAGGTTGACTGGTACGGGCGCAAGCTAACGCCGGAGGAATGGAAGCACGTTTTCACCGCATCACTAAAAAAGCAGGACGTAGTGCCAGGCTTGGACGGTGGCTTTGTTGTTCTGGGAATGTCAACAAGCAAGATGACCAAAGCGGAAATGTGTGATTTGCAGACTTTAATGGAAGCCTTCGGCGCAGAAAAAGGCGTGAGGTTTTCCGCATGATGTTCCCTAAGACTAAGTACCTGCGCGACAAAAAGCGCTTGGAAGCCTGCCGAGCATTACCTTGCCAGCATTGCGGCGCAGAAGATGGCACGGTAGTAGCCGCACACTCAAACGAAGGGGCGCATGGCAAAGGACGGGGAATCAAAGCCAGCGATGAATTTGTGGCCGCACTTTGCTTTACTTGCCATGCCAACCTAGACCAAGGCAAAATGAGTAAGTACGAAAAATCACAAATGTGGCACAATGCCCATGTGAAAACTATAGAAATGTTAAACAAATGACCAAACGCACATCGCCAGGAAGTGATGAACGAGCCAAAGTAAGCAAAATAGTGCTGGAAGGTATGCGCGGTGGTTTAAGCACGTTCAAATCATGCGCGGCTGCTGGAGTAAGTCACAGCACTTTTATTCGTTGGGCAGATGAAGATGCTGAACTTGCAAACAACTACGCACGCGCACGCGAGGACTTGATTGAGCGCATGGCAAACGAGGTGCTGGAGTTGAGCGACGAAGATGTCGGTCTGCAACCTGACGGCAAGAAAGACTGGGCGGCAGTGCAAAAGCACAAGCTCCAAGTGGACACCCGCAAGTGGCTTCTGTCCAAGCTGGCGCCCAAGAAGTACGGCGAGAAGCTGGAAGTATCGGGCGACCCTGCTAATCCACTGGTTCAGCGCATCGAGCGCGTGGTGGTGAAAGCATGAAAATTACAAACGATGTATTGCAAGTCCTAAGCGCAGGCATTGCAACTGGCAGACAATATTTTTTGCCGCCTAGTCAACTTGATAGGGCTATGTATATGAGCGTTAACAAGGTTCTAGAGGCTGCTGGTGGTAAATGGAACCGCAGCGCCAAAGCGCACGTTTTTGATACTGATGCCGAAGACCGAATAGATCAAATTATTTTGACTGGTGAAGTTGACGTTCCCAAAGATGAATTTGAGTTTTTCCCTACACCTTTAAATGTGGCAAACAGGGTAAGAGAATTAGCCGGTATTTATACGGGAATGACTGTTTTAGAACCAAGCGCAGGCCGTGGCGCTTTGATTGAAGGTCTTGAAGGATGCAAAATTGATTGTGTTGAAAAGATGGCCGAAAACGCCGAATACTTGCGCCAACATTTCAAAGCCGTAGTTATTCAAGCCGATTTTATGGAAATAAAGCCAGAAGCCAAATATGACGCGGTTTTAATGAATCCACCTTTTTCAAAGCGTCAAGACATTAAACACGTTAACCATGCCAAACATTTTTTAAAAGATGGTGGAACGTTGGTCGCCGTTATGTCTGCTGGTGTTTTGTTTCGCCAAGATAAATTGACTAAAGAATTTCGGGAAAGCGTCAGCACGATAGAAAGTTTGCCTAGTGGCGCGTTTAAAGAATCTGGAACTATGGTTAATACGGTGATTGTGACTTACAAGAAATGACAACCCTCCAAATTCAGACCCCCGAATGGGCCGTGCCCCTGCTGGAGGCCAGCCGGTACAAAGGCGCCTGGGGCGGTCGAGGCTCGGGCAAGTCCCATATGTTTGCTGAGTTAATGATCGAGGCGCACATCATTGACCAGAAACGCAGAAGCGTTTGCGTCCGTGAGATTCAGAAATCCCTGAACCAGTCCGTCAAGAGATTGCTCGAGACCAAAATCCAAGATATGAATGCTGGCGCCTACTTCGAGGTCCAGGATGCCGTCATCAAGTCCAGGAAGGCCGACGGCGCGATCATCTTCCAGGGTATGCAGAATCACACCGCTGACAGCATTAAGTCGCTGGAAGGCTACGACTGCGCCTGGGTGGAGGAGGCCCAAAGCCTGAGCCAGACCAGCCTAGACCTGCTGCGGCCAACCATCCGCAAGCCAGACAGCGAACTGTGGTTCACGTGGAACCCGCGTCAGCAGTCCGACCCCGTGGACTTCCTGCTGCGTGGGCCTGAACCGCCAAAGGATGCCACCGTCTTAAAGGTCAACTTTGGGCAAAACCCGTGGTTTCCTGACGTTCTCAAAGAAGAGATGGAGTACGACAAGCGGCGCGACCCCGACAAGTACGCCCATGTTTGGATGGGCAGCTACTTGACCAACAGCAGCAGCAGGGTGTTCAAGAACTGGGTGATTGATGACTTTGAGGCACCGTTAGACGCAATCCACCGGCTGGGCGCAGACTGGGGCTTTGCCGTTGACCCGACTACCCTGGTGCGCTGCCACATCATTGGGCGCAAGCTGTACATTGACCATGAAGCCTATATGGTGGGCTGCGAGATTGTCAACACGCCTGAACTGTTCATGCAGGTGCCGGAGGCCGAGAAATGGCCCATCGTGGCCGACTCAGCCAGGCCAGAGACCATCAGCCACATGCGCAAGAACGGTTTTCCCAAGATCATGACCGCCATCAAAGGGCCGAAGTCGGTAGAGGAAGGCATTGAGTTTCTCAAGAACTACGACATTGTGGTGCACCCTCGCTGCACGCATACTATTGACGAACTCAGCCTCTACAGCTACAAGTCTGACCCATTGACAGGGCGAATCCTGCCGGTGCTGGAAGACAAAAAGAACCACGTTATTGACGCCTTGCGGTATGCCTGCGAGGGCATTAGGCGGTCAGCAGTCACGAAAGCGGCTACATTTACGCCATTGCCCAATGTCAAACGCTGGTAGATAATCGCCCCAAAAGGACAACCATGGCACGAATACCCAATGACCAACGCCTAGCAAATCTGCACGCTGATGCGCTGCGGCAGTTCAACGACATACAAACAGCGCTGCGAGATGAGCGCCTGCAATGCCTGCAAGACCGGCGCTTTTACAGTTTGTGTGGCGCTCAGTGGGAAGGCCCACTTTACGACCAGTACGAAAACAAGCCGAAGTTTGAAGTCAACAAAATCATGTTGGCAGTCATTCGAATTGTCAACGAGTACCGTAACAACCGCATTACAGTTGATTATGTCAGCAAGGACGGGTCAGAGAACGACAAGCTGGCCGAGGTCTGCGATGGCCTGTACCGCGCTGATGAGCAGGCATCTGTGGCCGATGAGGCTTACGACAACGCCTTTGAGGAGGCCGTAGGCGGTGGTATCGGTGCCTGGCGCTTGCGCACAGTCTATGAAGATGAGGAAGATGACGAAGATGACCGCCAGCGCATTCGCTTTGAACCCATCTACGATGCTGACAGTTCGGTATTCTTTGACCTGAACGCCAAGCGCCAGGACAAGTCCGACGCCAAATTCTGCTTTGTGGTCACCAGCATGACCCGTGACAGCTACAAGGAAATCTACAACGATGACCCGACAGACTGGCCCAAGATCATTCACCAATATGAATTTGACTGGGCGACTCCCGATATTGTTTTTGTGGCTGAATACTACAAGATCGAGGAAAAGAGCGAGACCATCCGCATATTCCAGGCCATTGACGGAACTGAGGAGCGCTACACCGCCACAGACTTTGTAAACGATGAGACCCTAGAAGAAACCCTGATGGCCATCGGCACTAGGGAAGTCAGACAGAAACGTGTCAAGCGGATGCGTGTACGCAAGTACATCATGAGTGGCGGCAAGGTGTTGGAGGATGCCGGATATATCGCTGGCAAGAACATTCCCATTGTGGTGGTCTACGGCAAACGGTGGTTCGTGGACAACATCGAGCGTTGCATGGGCGCAGTCAGGCTTGCCAAGGATGCCCAGCGCCTGAAGAACATGCAACTGTCCAAGCTGGGCGAGATTAGCGCACTGTCGAGCATCGAGAAGCCCATCATGACGCCTGAACAGGTCGCAGGGCATCAGGTAATGTGGGCAGAAGATAACCTAAGGGATTACCCTTACTTGCTGATTAACCCTGTCACTGGGGCTGATGGCGGCACTCAAATCTCTGGGCCTGTGGCCTATACAAAGTCGGCACAAATCCCTCCGGCAATGGCGGCACTCTTGCAGATCACCGAGCAGGACATGCAGGATATTCTGGGCAACCCGCAAGGCGCTGACAAGATGGTGTCTGGCGTATCCGGCAAAGCGGTGGAGATGATTCAAACCCGTGTGGACATGCAGACCTTCATCTACATGAGCAATTTCGCCAAGGGCATGAAGCGCTGCGGCGAAATCTGGCTGGGCATGGCAAAGGAAATCTATACCGAGGACAAGCGCAAGATGAAAACTATCGCGCCCACTGGTGAAGCGGGAATGGTTGAGTTAATGCAACCCATGATTGACCAGGAGACCGGCGCAATGGTAATGGCAAACGACTTGACCGACGCCACCTTTGACGTTGTAGCTGAAGTCGGGCCATCGTCCAGCAGCAAGCGTGCCGCGACGGTCAGGGCTTTGACTGGAATGCTCCAGATCACCCAAGACCCAGAGACCCAGCAGGTGCTGACTGCAATGGCCATGATGAACATGGAAGGCGAGGGCGTAGGCGATGCTAATGCGTACTTCCGCAAGAAACTCCTGCGCATGGGCGTGGTCAAGCCCACCGACGACGAGGCCCAAGAAATGATGGCCGAGATGCAGGGCCAGCCGCAAGACCCGAACGCGATCTACCTGCAAGCCGCAGCCGAAGAGGCCACCGCCAAAGCAGCCCAGGCACGCGCCAGCACCGTCAAGACCATTGCCGACGCTGAACTCAGCCGAGCCAAAACGGTCGAGACCCTCAGCAACGTGGACATGGATTCGCAAGACCATGCGCTGAAACTAGCCGAGGAAATCGGTGGAGTTGTTCAACAACAGACAACGGCAACCACCCAGCCGTTTTAAATGGGTGAGATGGAGTTAACGATGAATGAAGAAATTGAGTTAGAGGAAATTGAAGAAATCAGCGAAATTGCTGAAGAGGAAGAGATTGAAGAGGAGGAAGTAGTTGTCAGCATTGGCGAGGAAGCGCCACCTCCTGAAGAGCCAGCCCATGCCCCCGAATGGGTACGCGAGCTGCGCAAGACGAACCGAGAACTGCAACGCCAAAACCGTGAACTGCAGGGCAAGCTGCAAAGCACCGCACAGACTGAGACCAAGCCGGTCATGCTGGGCAAGAAGCCAAGCCTGGAAGATCACGACTACGACGCTGAGAGGTACGAGGAAGCACTGACAACATGGTTCGAGCGCAAGCGACAAGCCGATGACGTTAACGCTAGGCAAGAAGCCGAAGTGCAAAACCAGCAGAAAGCATGGCAGGCCAAACTGGACGGCTACGGTAAAGCAAAAGCCGAGCTGCGAGTTAAAGACTATGAAGAGGCCGAGGCAATCGCCCAAGAGCTATTCAGTATCACGCAGCAAGGCGTGGTGCTCCAGGGTGCGGATAATCCTGCACTCGTCATTTACGCCCTTGGAAAGAACCCGAAGAAGGCCAAGGAACTGTCCGACATCAAAGACCCCGTGAAGTTTGCCTTCGCGGTAGCAAAACTGGAGAAAGAATTGAAAGTTACAAACCGCAAACAAGCGCCAGCCCCCGAACGTGTCGTTACCGGCACAGGCCGATCATCAGGCGCGGTGGACTCCACCCTCGAACGGCTGCGGGAAGAAGCAGCCCGAACCGGCAATATGTCCAAAGTGGTTGCATACAAACGCCAAAAAAAGGCATAATGCGCAAAACGGGTGTCGCTAGCCCCAAAAAAATAGCAGTTGAATGGCCCCCGCCAGCCCATTGGTGAGTAAAGGAACCTGGCAGCAATGCCGAAATTTTTTATTCAACCAATGGAGTTTTTATGAGTAATTCATTCAGCAAGGAAGAGCGCGTAGCCTTTGAGGACATCCTCGAAGGTTTTAACGACGCTCTAGTTTTGTCCCGCAACGTGTCCATCTACAACACAGATGGCTCGATGATGGAACGCACCAACAACGTTATTTATCGTCCCCAACCGTACATCGCGCAATCGTATGACGGCATGGACCAGACCAACAACTTCACCGCATACACACAGCTTTCAGTACCAGCGACACTTGGTTTTCAAAAGTCTGTGCCGTTTATTCTTGATGCTTTGGAATTGCGTGATGCGTTGCAAGAAGGTCGCTTGGGAGAAGCTGCAAAGCAGAAACTGGCATCCGACATCAACATCGCCATCATGAACACTGCCGCAAACCTCGGTTCGTTGGTGGTCACTGTCAGCACAGCCGCTGGTGATTATGACGACATCGCTTTGTGCGACAGCATCATGAACGAGCAGGGTGTACAAGCCTTTGACCGTTACTTGGCTCTGTCCTCACGCGACTACAACGGCATCGCTGGAAATATCGCTGGTGGTGTAAATACAGGTTCTAGCTCATCTGTAGCCCGTAGCTTTGCTGGTAACAAGTCAAACAATGCGTTTGAGCGTTCTTACGTTGGTATGGTCGCAGGCTTTGAGACCTACAAACTTGATTACGCAAATCGTATTGCAGCGGCAACCGGTGCTGACCCAACAATGAGCACTTTGGCTGCGGCAAATAACTACTATGTGCCTGTTGCAACTTCAACTGCTGTCACTGGTGAAACTGCCAACGTGGACAATCGTTTCCAAACGATTACCGTGTCCAGCACCACCGACTTGCCAGCAGGTACTGCCATCGAGATCGAAGGCGTTGAGGCTGTCCATCACATCACTAAACAAGGTACTGGATTCTCCAAGACCTTCCGTGTGGTGAGCGTGACCACTGCAACCACTTGCGTTATCACACCTCCCATTATTTCCGCACAAGGTGGAACTGATGCCGAGTTGCAGTATCAAAACTGTATCGTGACTGCCGCCGCTGGTCGTACCATCAACCGCTTGAATGTCGATGCTGCACCTATCAACTGCTTCTGGCAGAAAGATGCGCTTGAGATTCTGCCCGGTCGTTACGCTGTCCCGTCTGATGCTGGTGTCGCAGTGATGCGTGCCTCCACAGATCAAGGCATTGAGCTGGTCATGCAGAAGCAATACGATGTCAACACCATGAAAACCAAGTATCGTTTGGATACCTTGTTTGGCGTGGTCAATAAGCAGCCAGAGATGTCCGGCATCCTGTTGTTCAACCAAACACCTTAAGGAGTTATCATGAGTTACAACGTAGTTTTTGCACAAGGTACGGCTACCGTTACCGTGCCAGCAGGCGAGAAAATCGCCGTTCAAGCCTACTCGCCAGCAAGCGTGTTTCAGGAAGTTGGTTACCCCAATTTCCCCGAATCGCAAGACTTGTTGACCGTAGTTGAGAACACCACCTATGTGTCTGCCGCTTTCACGAATGCCACGAACGTGACCATTCAGGCCGGCGCGTCGGGTGCAACTTACGCGGTCGGCACCGATCCGGTTGTTTCGGATGATGGGAAGTTTCAGCTTCAAGGAACGCCGGGCGTGCTCAACGCTACCGGCGCCCTGACCGCTGCGATGATCCTGTCGGGTATCGTTACCTCCACCACGGCTGCTGCTGTTGCTGGCACGCTGCCGACCGGTGCGGTATTGGACGCTGCCAGTGAGTTTGCAATTGGTGATTCGTTCGACTGGTCTGTAATCGCTACGGGCGCAAATGCCTTCACGGTTACAGCCGCCGCAACGGGTCACACGATTGTCGGCACTGCCGCAGTTGCCACCGTTACCTCTGGCGCATGGCGCACTCGCAAGACTGCTGCCGAAACCTTCGTATCGTATCGGATCGGCTAACCAACCAGGACAGGCCAGCAGAGATGTTGGCCTGTTTTACATGGAGCTAAAAATGATGAAACAAGGTTATTCCAAAAAGACCATCGGCAAGAATATTGCTATGGAAATGAAGTCAGGCAAACCCCAAAAGCAAGCCATTGCAATGTCTTTGGGCATGGCGGCTAAGTCTGCAAAAGCTGCTGGTAAGCAAGCACCAATGAAAAAGAAATGATTAAGTCAGCCGCAATTATCAAGACTAAGGCTCTTGCCCCGTGGAAAGAGTTGCGGCTGCAAAAGCGCAAACTGAAAAAGTCACAGGCCATAGAGCGCAAGGCAACCAAGCAAATTCGGCCATCGCCAATTGGTAGGCGTGAGGTCGTTGTAGTGTCTGAAGTTGAGTTGATTGAAGAGATTGAAACTCCTGCAGACGATAGTCCAGTAACACGCGAGGAAATGCTGCAACAAGCCGAGGCCATTGGGCTAAAGGTTGATAAACGCTGGTCTGACGCGACACTTCTGAAACACATTGAGGAAATGCAATGGGCTACACCAAACGACAATTCATAAGCGCATCCTTTGAAGAAATTGGGCTTGCGTCTTATGTGTTTGATTTACAGCCCGAGCAATTGCAATCAGCCCTGCGCCGCTTAGATGCGATGCTGGCTGACTGGAATGCTAAGGGTATCCGTCTGGGCTATCCGCTGCCATCCAGCCCACAGGACAGCGATCTAGACGAAGAAACCAACGTCCCCGATTCGGCCTATGAAGCCATAATTTGCAGCCTGGCCATCAGGCTCGCCCCGAGTTACGGCAAACAGGTAATGATTGAGACCAAGACCACTGCCAAGCAGGGTTATGACATTCTGCTGCAAAGAGCCACATTCCCACTTGAACAGCAACTGCCTGCAACAATGCCTGCAGGGGCAGGTAACAAACCCTGGCGCGTGTACGACAATCCGTTCATCAGGCCACCAGCCAACCCAGTCACCGCTGGCCCTGATGGGCCTCTTGAATATTACTAAGGACAATTATGCCAACGATCAATCAACTCCCCGTCCTAAACACGATTTCAAGCGGCGATCAGTTACCTGTTTACTCGCCCAACAATGGTGATGCTCGCAGAACCTCAATCGGTTCGTTGCTGACGTTTTTCCAGCAGAGTTTTGCATCGCCAACGGTATCGACCAACCTGTATACCCCAGGCACCGGCTTTAACATCACCGTGCCGACGCCAGTCAGCGAGCAGCAGTGGATGCTCTTGCAACCCGCTGGAACTTTGGCCTCTGGAACAATCACCCTGCCGCTGAACACCGGAGTGCCGGACGGAACCCAGGTGCTTATCACTACAACGCAGAAGATCACCGCATTTACCATAGCCCTTAATGGCGCAGCCGCAGGTTATGCTTTTCCCACCACGCTTGAAGCTGGCGCAGCCTTCACGGTGCGCTATTACCAGGCCACAAACTCTTGGTACAACATTAACGCAGACCTTTCGGTCAACTTTACTAGCCTCACAGTTACCCCAGGTCTGACCACGCTGCAAGGCCTTGTCGTTGGCCGTGGCTCTGGAACCAACACCTCCAACGTGGTGATGGGCGATGGCTTGACAGCCAACACAACTGGCACCGACAACGTGGCCATCAACAATTCAGCTCTGCTGGCAAACACGACTGGCCTCAAGAACATTGCCATCGGCACCAATACCCTCAAGGCAAACATTGACGGCTTTTCCAATATTGCCATTGGTTTTGATTCTCAGCAGGCCCGAACGACGGCACGCCAAAACGTCAGCATTGGCGACAGCACTTTGCGCCTAAATACCAGTGGCCTATTCAACACGGCAATCGGCGGTTCGGCACTGGCCACCACAACCGGAAACACCAATATCGGCATTGGCTACCTCTCCGGCTTTGAAATTACAACCGGCTCCAACAACGTAATTTTGGGCAACTTTGACGGCAACACCCCTGGCGTGTTGGACATTCGCACTGCCACGACCGGCTATGTGGTTCTCAGCAATGGCAATGGCGACGTGGCCGCTTACTGGAATGGCGCAGATGCATCCTTTGTTGGATTGCTTGGAACTAACGCAGCAGCAACTACCATTGCAAGCGCAGCCACCATCGCACCCACAAAAAGCATCACGTTTATTAGCGGCACGGCAGCAGTTGTCACGATCACTGCCTCGACCAGCTTTTCCACTGCCGGTGGAACCATTACCCTAATCCCCACAGGCGCATTCACCTGGACAACCGCAGGAAACATCGCGGTGGCCGGTACAGCAGTGGTCAACCGCGCACTGACAATGACCTACGATTCAGGCACAACTAAATGGTATCCCTCTTACGTCTAAGCTATGGCAACCAAACCAAAGTCCACGGTCAATGCGGCTGGCAACTACACGAAGCCAACCATGCGGAAAGCCTTATTTGAGAAAATCAAGGCAGGGACAAAGGGCGGCGACCCGAATGAATGGTCAGCCCGTAAAGCCCAACTGCTTGCGGTGGAGTACAAAAAAGCTGGCGGTGGCTATAAATGAAAGCCTCGCAAAAGTCACTGTCAGACTGGAGTAAGCAAGACTGGCGCACCAAGTCCGGCAAACCATCGTCTGAAACTGGCGAGCGTTATCTACCTGCCAAGGCCATCAAAGCCCTGACCCCAGCAGAATATGCGGCAACCACAAGGGCAAAGCGTGAGGCTACAAAGGCAGGCAAGCAGTTTGCTAAGCAGCCTAAGAAGGTGGCTGAAAAGATCAAGGGGTTCAGATGAAAACTCCAGCCTACGCACGCAAGGAAGGCCAGAACCCTAAAGGTGGACTAAACGCCAAAGGGCGTGCTGCTGCCAAGGCCGAAGGCATGAACCTAAAGCCTCCGGTTAAGACTGGTGACAATCCGCGCAGGGCATCGTTCCTGGCCCGTATGGGTGGCAATCCTGGTCCTGAATACAAAGACGGGGAACCTACTCGATTGCTGTTAAGCCTGAAGGCATGGGGCGCATCTTCTAAGGCAGATGCACAAGCTAAAGCAAAGAAAATCTCAGCCAGAAACAAGGCCAAGTAAATGCAAGTCCCAATCCTAAACGGCATTTACGCTGACACCACGCCAGAGCTGCGCACCAGTTATCCGGTGAACTTTGTGCCGGTGCCAAAGAAGTCTGGCATCAGCAATGGCTTTCTGCGCCCAGGTGACGGCATTGTTGCCAACGGCACAGGCCCAGGCATTGATCGTGGCGGCATTGAGTGGCAGGGCGACTGTTACCGAGTTATGGGCACCAAGCTGGTTGAAGTGGCCAGCGACGGCACTGTGACCATTCTCGGCGACGTTGGAGGCCCAACCACCGAGCTGGTAACAATGGATTACAGCTTTGACCTCCTTGCCATTGCCTCCGGTGGCCGTCTGTACTACTGGAATCCGCTAACGTCCACCCTCGTTCAAGTGACAGACCCCGACCTCGGCATTGTGCTTGATGTGGTTTGGGTGGACGGCTACTTCATGACCACCGACGGCGAGTCCCTGATCGTCACCGAGCTAACAGACCCGACGCAAGTCAACCCGCTGAAATACGGCTCATCAGAGGTAGACCCCGACCCCGTGGTCGCACTGCTCAAGCTGCGAAATGAAATCTATGCCCTCAACCGTCACACTATCGAGGTGTTCGACAACGTGGGCGGCGAACTGTTCCCCTTCGCACGCATCGAGGGTGCTCAAATCCAAAAGGGCGTTATCGGAACTCAAGGGTGCTGCGTCTTTATTGATCGCATTGCTTTCCTTGGCAGTGGCCGCAACGAAGCGCCAGGCATCTATGTTGGCGCAGCAGCCATTACCGAGAAGGCCAGCACGCAAGAGATTGACAATCTGCTCCTGAACTACACTGAGGTGCAACTTGCCACCGTCAAGCTCGAAGCACGAAACGACAAGGCACATCAACATTTGTACGTCCACCTTCCAGATCGCACCATCGTCTATGACGCATCGGCATCTCAGGAACTGGGAGAACAGGTCTGGTTTACGCTCACCACCGCCGTGGTCGGCTTTGCCCAGTACCGCGCACGCAATTTTGTTTGGGTCTACGACAAGTGGCTCGTTGGCGACCCTCAATCCACCTCCATCGGCTACTTCGTGCAAGACACCGGCCACCACTGGGGCGAGCAAGTGCGTTGGGAATTTGGCACGCTCATTGTCTACAACGAAAGCAACGGCGCAATCTTCAACAAGCTCGAGTTGGTCAGCCTGACCGGCAGCGTGGATTTGGGCATCAATCCACAGATCAGCACCAGCTACAGCGTGGACGGCAAGGCATACAGCCAAGAGCGCAGCATCAGCGTTGGCACTATCGGCAGCAACAAGCGCCTCTGCTGGTTCCAGCAGGGGCATATGCGCAACTGGCGTATTCAGCGATTTAGGGGCGACAGCGATGCCCATGTGTCCTTCATTCGACTTGAAGCTCAGATTGAGCCACTGGCGTACTGATGGCCACCGCACCCGTCTCCCGCAAGCTCAACCTGACCCGTGACCAGCTCGCGGCGTTTCTGACCGACCAGCAGCAGATAAGGCAGTTTGAACTATTGTTTTCTACGGTTGACCAACTGCAAGTCATCACGGGAACCGACTTTGAGTTTCAGGCCGACAATGCCGCTGCTGCTGCAAACGAGGCACTGTCTCAGATTTCGGCTTTAGCGCAGCAATCAGCAGTGAATGCAGCACTGGCAGAAAACAGGGCAAGCCAGGCACTGGCGCTAGTTGACAAGCTAACCAAAGCGGTAGAAGGCTTGCAGATGACCCCACCTCCAAGGGAGTTCAAACGGGCAAGGTATGGGTCGTTTTACGACACCACTACACAGACAGCCACGGTCATCAATACAGCAACCGCAATCACGTTTAACACGACAGACCTAAGCAATGGCGTTTTTATTGGAACTCCAACATCAAGAATCATTGTGGACAGCGAGGGCATCTACAACTTTGACACCTCGTTCCAACTGGACAAGACCGCAGGCGGCACAGCAATATTTGATTTCTGGTTTCGCCTTAACGGTGTCGATGTGCCAGACAGTTGCAGCCGAATTAGGATTCAGGGCAACAACGCTGAGATTTTTTCATCGTTAAATTTCTTTTTCGATCTCAAAGCAAATGACTATGTAGAGCTAATGTTTTCAGTCACTGACCTCAGTGTTGAGGTTACTGCTTTCGCTGCTGCCGCACCCCATCCAAGCATTCCGGCCATAATTCTCACAGTCAACAACAACATTCAAGGTGTACTATGACAGTCACAGTAAAAGTTTTAATCCCTGCAAAACAGGCAGAAAACGCACAGACCACCCAATACACCGCAACAAACGTCAAGGCAATCATTGACAAGTTCACGGTGACAAACACCAGCGCCAACAATGTGACCTTCAGTTGTAACCTGGTCACCGTAACTGGGTCGGCAGCAACATCGAACCTGATTATTGACACGCGAACCATCGTGCCAGACGAAACCTACACCTGCCCCGAGCTGGTAGGTCAGGCATTAGACGTTGGTGGTTTTATATCTACGCTGGCAGGGACGGCAACATCCTTGACCATCCGCGCATCTGGCCGCGAAATTTCATAAGGAGAACAGCATGGACAAATTTATGATGATGCCAAAGGGGTTTATGGGTCTGCCGATGGAAGACGAATTCGTTACCACAGCCCAAAACAAAAAGAACTACGCCATTGCAGTACAAGACTGGAACTATGGCCCCGAAGTGCCTACCAACGAACCAGGCGCAAACAAAAAGTTCTACGTGGGTCTGGCCGAAGCCATGCAGTGCGATGAGAAGGACGCCCGTCGCAAGCATTGCTCAAACTGCGAGTATTACGACAACACGTTCATGACCCAAGTCAGGATAGAGCGTATCCCATTGGCAACCTATGACAAAGGCGCAGGCTTCCGTGGGCATTGTGAAAAGCTGAACTTCATCTGTAACGACATGCGCGTCTGCCAAGCCTGGGAAGAGCGCGAATCTGAGATGGATTGACGAAATGCCGAAATATGGGACAATGATGGCGCTGAGTCTATCGGGCCACCAGCGGCTCACCCTGAAGAGGAGTGTCCGATGAGCAATGTCGTGGTTCAGGAAGTCCAAGCTGGCGTGCCAGCCGAGCACCTGCCAATCTATCGCCTGGAGGCCGAGCTGTTGAAGCTGCCACAGGTAGACATGCCTGTCGATCACGCCTTCTGCGCTGGTCTCTACGCTCGCACAATGCACATTCCCGCAGGTACTGCTTTAACTGGCGCAATCCACCGCGAAGAATCTTTCTTCATGGTGCGCAAAGGCAGCCTCATCGTCAGCACAGACAATGGCCCCCGCACCCTTGGACCAGGCGACATGAGCGTCTCCAAGATCGGCACTAAGCGTGCTGGCATTGCCTTGACTGACGTTGAGGTGACAACATTCCACGCCAACCCAACCAACGAACAGCAACCGCAGGCGCTGTGGGACTTGTTCACCATTCCAGCGCCAGCACCGGCCCTTGATGCTGTGCAGCCTGAGCACTTGGAGCAATCAAAATGACATTCGGACTATCAGGCGCAGCAATCGCTGGAATCGCAGTAGGCGGCGCAACGCTAATCTCAGGCATGGCTCAGGCTGACGCAGCAAAATCAGCGGCATCTACTCAGGCAGGCGCAGCCCAAAGCGGCATTGAAGAACAGCGTCGGCAATTTGATGCAGTTCAAAAATTACTTCAGCCTTATACCGAGGCTGGTCCAGGTGCACTTGAGCAGCAGCAAGCCTTCCTTGGCCTCAAAGGCCCAGAGGCCGAGCGTGCAGCCATCGAGCGCATCAGTGGCGGCGAGACATATAAAGCCCTTGCAGCACAGGGCGAAGAAGCACTGCTGCAACGTGCATCGGCCACTGGTGGCCTGCGTGGCGGCAACATTCAGGCAGCACTCGGCCAGTTCCGTCCCCAGCTCTTGTCTAGCCTCATCGAGCAACAATATGGCCGCTTGGGTGGCATGACATCGCTCGGGCAACAATCCGCAGCCGGTGTCGGTACTGCTGGAATGCAAACAGGTCAGAGAATATCCGGCTTGCTTGGCGAGCAAGGCGCAGCGATTGCAGGTGGTGATATTGGACAAGGCAGAGCATTTGGTGCAATACCAGGAGGAATTGCTGGTGGTCTTGGAATTTATAGTGGACTTGGTGGTAAGTTTAGCAATTCTGGTATTACACAATCAATGCTAAATGAAGCAAACGCATCCTCTGATCCGCTTGGTACTTTAATTAGTTTAGGGAAATTCTAATGCCAGCACCCATTGATTACGGCGTTCAAATCGCTGACCCGACACAAGCCTTCTTAGGCGCTTTTCAGACTGGTGCGAGCATTCGAGAGGCTGGCTTAAAGCAAGAGCAGCAAACGCAACAAATGGCACAGCAAAAGCTAATCCAAGACGGTTTTGCCAAACTGCGTGGGCCAAATGCAACCGCTGCAGACTATGCCAACCTTTCCATGATGCTGCCAGAAACGCAAGCACAATCTATTCGTAAAAGTTTTGAAATGTTGTCAGGTGAGCGTCAGAATGTAGCACTGCAACAAGCGGGCCAAGTATTTTCTGCATTCAAGGCAAAAAAGCCAGAGATTGCTATTGGTCTACTTGACCAGCAGATTGAAGGCAAGCGCACTTCCGGCGACGAAGCTGGTGCCAAGTTCTTGGAGACCTGGCGCAATGTGGCCAAGGAGAACCCCCAAGCCACCGAAGATTATTTCGGCTTCACTATCTCGCAGATGCCTGGTGGTAAAGACGTTATCAGCAGTGCCATATCACTCAGCCAAGAAGGCAGAGCGGCGGCAGAAGCACCAGCGGGATTGCGTGAAAAACTTGCAAAAGCAGACAAAGCGGAAGCAGATGCTTTAATAGCTCAAGAGAAAGCAATCACCGCAGGAGAAATTGAAGCTGCCGCATTAAAACTAGCAAAGGCGCAAGCTGACAGAGAAGCAACGCTAGCCGAATTTGAACGGGCTAAGCAAGTACTGAATGTGCGACAGCAGGGCCTTCAACTTGGTCTGACAGAAAGTCAGATTAAACAGGCTGAAGCTGCAGTTAAGGCATCTGATGCTGCGGCAAAAAAGTCTGGCGCAGATGCAACCCTCGCCCAGAAACAAGCAGATGAAATAGCCTCGGGCGTTATTCCTTTGGACAAACGCCCAGAAGCTGAAGCAAAATTCCGCAAGGAATACAGCGATCAAACAAAAGGTTACCAAGATGTCAAATCTGCTTATGGCCGGATTTTGGCTGTGTCTGATCCAAAAACACCAGACGAAGAAGCCCCAGCAGACTTAGCATTAGTTTTCAACTTCATGAAAATGCAAGACACTGGTTCAACAGTGAACAGTGGTGAATTTGCCAACGCACAAAATGCTGCGGGTGTTCCTGATCGTATTAGAAACGTTTACAACAATCTGGTTACAGGTGGCAGACTAAACCCAACGCAGCGAAAAGCATTCAGGGGACAGGCTGAAAACCTTTTTAAGGTTTCTGGGCAACAGGAAGACACTGTTCGCAAAGGTATTGGCCGCATTGCCAAAGGCTACGGATTAAATACCCAAAACATTTTTTATACTGAAACCGAGGTAGCACCGACTGCCCTTAGACCACCTGAAGCATCTGGCAACAGCGTCACGGTCAATGGAAAAACTTACACTCGTCCTGCAAACTTCACTGATGCTCAGTGGGGCGCATACAAACAATCTATGGGGGTGCAATGAGTCCAGAAGAATGGCTGGCATCACAGACTAAGCAAGCTGCGCCAGCAGCGTCTGCACCTATGGCTACAGCACCCGCTGCGGCGCCTATGTCTCCTGAACAGTGGGCGGCATCACAACAGCCAAAGATGGGATTCTTTGAAGGCCTGTCCGAGCAGGTCACTGGCCGCGCACGCGCAACGCCTGAGACCCAAACACTGCCGGAATGGGTGAACATGCCAGAACTCAACCAGTTGAGCGTGGCAGGTTTCAAAACCGCATTGGGCACGCTGATGAGCGCCCCCGAGGAAACGGTGCAGGTCTTGCAGGCTAACTTCCCTGGCGTTCAAGTTCGTCAAGACGCAAAAGGTAACTACCTAATGCGCTCGTCCGTTGACCAAAAAGAATACGCAATCACCCCAGGCCTGACCTTTGGCGATCTCCCCCGCGTCGGTTCAGCACTTGCAGCATTCACACCCGTAGGCCGAGCAGTCACGATTCCTGGCGCAATTGGAACAGCGGCAGTAACTCAGTCAGCTATTGAAGCAAGCCAAGCAGCAACTGGTGGAAAGTTCGACATTGGCGAAGTTGGCATGGCAGCGGCAACAGGCCCAGCAGGACAGATTTTGCAACGGGTTGTGCCTCCAGTTGTTCAGGCAGTCAAAGGCGGCATCCAGCGCATGACAGGCCCAGGCCGCACGCCAACGCCTGCGGCAGCACCAGGAGCGCCAGGCGCATCAATGGGCACAGCAATGGCCCCAGAAGCGCCTCCAGCGGCCCCAATGGCCGCACCAATGCCAGAGGTTGCACCAGCAGCGCCAGTAGCCCCAGCCGCCCCCGTCGTGTCTGAAGTCACTCAAGAATCAGTTAATGATTTAATTCAAAAAGCAGCAGGCACAGGCTTTGGCTCAACTGGCGCACGCGACCGGCTGGCCGATCTTGCCCAGGTCAACGTAGCAGCCAAAGAAGCAGCCGACCGGCTTGGCATTCAATTGCCTGCCGACGTATTCAGCGACAACCCACAAGTCCGAGCAGCCGCAGGCCTGACTCGTTCAGCCGCAGGCAGCGAAGCCGAAGCCGCATGGCGCACTACTGTTACGCAAGCCGTTGACAAGGCCGACGATGTAATCAAGCAATTCGATGCCACTTTTGTCGAAGGTGCAGTCGCACCTGGCGTGGTCTCGCAAAAGATCAAAGACTCGCTGACCAAGACCAGATCAGACCTCAATACAGCGGCTGGCAAAATTTACAATGCAGTCGATGAGGTGGTTCCAAAGACATCGGTTGTCGAACTTCCAAAGCTCAGAACAACCCTTGATTCTGTCAAGGCCGAGGTGGGCGAAACAGGAATGTCCGCAGCCGAGCGCAATCTATCCAAGATGATCGACGAAGGAAACATCACCTATGGTCGTTTGCAGCGTGAAAAAGGTTTGATTGGGAAAGCCATCAACAAGATGGAATCACCATATGGGAGCATGGCCGAAGCAGACCTAAAACGCCTGTATGCGGCACTGGCTGACGATCAACTGACCAACGTGGGCAACATCGGCGGCGAAGAACTGCGCCAGCAACTGCGTGCGGCCAATCTAATCTACGCAAAAGAGCGTGCCTTGGGCAAGCGCATTGTGAATGCGTTTGGCCAGGACATCGAGGGCAGCATAGCCAACAAGATGCGCACCGCCATCACAGGCGCGGCCAAGGGCGATGCAGGCGAATTCAACCGCCTGCTCAAGACCGTTCCAGAAGACTTGCGCAAAGAGACGATAGCCACCGCGCTGGCGTCCGTTACGCGCTCGGCCAGAGGCGCTGAGAAAGGTGGATTCGGATTTTCTGAGTTTGCAACCATTTATCCCCAGCTTCGTGCTAATCCTCCTGTCTACAAGACGATTGTGGACACGTTGGGCAAAGACTCGGCAAACGTGCTGCGTGATTTGTTTGAGGTTTCTAAGCGCATTACTGACGCACGGGCGCAGGTGCTTACTACCGGCAAGGCAAACCAAGCCTTTGCTAACCCTGAAGGTCTGATTGGCAAGGTTATGAACAGCAGCATTACCCAAAGAGCTGCAACAGCAGTGGCTGGCGTTGTGCCTGGTGGAGGTGCCATTGCGCCAGACATTATTAAATTTATGTCGCAAGGAGCTGAAGATCGCGTCAAAGCCGCAGGAAAACTGTTTGCTGATGAGGCATTCCAGAAACTTACCATCGAAGCCGCAACCAAAGGCACGCCAAGCGCAGCTACCATTCGTCGTGCAGCCATGTCACAATCCTTCCAGAATTTTGCAGATGCAGCTAAACTGCCGAAAGCATTGGACGCAAGGATTCAATGGTTGCAGACAGCAACCCAAGCCGAGCGCCAATTCGACCAGGAGAACCAATAAATGTCCGCACTCTCGATTCAACCGCCATACCCAGCATTCGCTGGCACTGACGGCCTGCCGTTGGAGAACGGGTACATCTGGATTGGCACGGTCAACCTGAACCCCCAGGTCAACCCCATCGCGGTCTATTGGGACGCAGCTCTGACCATTCCAGCAGTGCAGCCTATCCGCACGCTCAATGGCTATCCGGTGTACCAGGGAACGCCCTCGCGTTTCTATGCGGCCACGGACTACAGCATTCAGGTGCTGGACAGCAAGGGCAGCGTGGTCTACACCTCGTTTAATGGGAATATTTCATCTGGGTCAGCGGCAACTAATGCAACCGGCAACGGAACACAGACCATTTTTCCTGTGACCTCTACACCGTTCGCAATTTATATCAATGGTGTCTATCAGAACCAAAACACCTACACGGTGACCGGCGGTAATGTGACATTCAGCCAAGCACCCCCATTAACCTCGATCATCGAGTTCCTGATTTAAGGAGAAATCAATGCTTAAGACAGTTTCATCTATTACCAATGCCATCGGTGCATTGAACTACAAAGGCACATGGAATGCCTCAAGCAATACCCCAACGCTGGCAGATGGCACTGGCGCAAAGGGTGATTACTATGTGGTCAGTACCGCAGGAACGCAAACCTTTGGTGGTGTGCAATTATTCTTTGGTTTAGGTGATTGGATAGTCTATAACGGTGCAGTCTGGCAAAGGGTTGAGGGCGGGTCTGATGGCAACTTTGCCAACGTGACACTGACATCAACCGATGCTGGCGCGACAGCATCCCCATTGCTGGAGTTATATAGAGATTCGGCAACACCAGCCGCATCTGACACATTAGGCGAAATTGAGTTCAATGGTGAAGATTCAGCAGGCAACAAACAAGCCTACGGTTTAATTCATGCATCTATTCTCAGCCCAACGTCAACCGCTGAACAGGGCCAGCTTCACTTTGAGACTGCAACCGCTGGTGCATTGACTGAAAAGATGATTATCGGCACAACCAATCTTGTGATTAACGAAATCGGTGCTGTATTTAATGTGCGGATTGAAGGCGACACAGATGCCAACCTTTTCTGCACAGATGCAACAAACAGTCGTGTTGGTGTGGGAACAGTTGGCCCAACAGAAAAATTGGATGTTGTTGGCGGTAATATTCGAATTGACAACGGCAACCTAGTCATCGGCACATCTGGCAAAGGCATCGACTTTACCGCCACAGCAGGCACAGGCACAAGTGAGTTGCTAGATGATTACGAAACTGGGTCATGGACTCCAGATTTATCAAGTAATGCAGGAAGCGCTGGTGCTGCCGCTGTTTCAAGTGCGTATGGAATATACACAAAAGTCGGAAACCAAGTTACGATAGGCTTTAGCTTTCAAGTTGACAATGTTGGAAGTTGGTCTGGCGCTATCCAAGTAGCTGGCATACCGTTTAACTTTGCTTCAGGTAAAGTTGTAATTGCCGCAACAGCAGCAAGTAATTTAACATATTTGGGGCAGTTAGCATTTGAAGGTGCTTTGTCGGCAGGCGATAAATTGACTTTACGGACTATGGCGACAGCTAGTGCATATTCACAAGTAAACGTAAGTGGAATTTCTGCTGGAAATACCGTGTTGTACGGCACTTTGACTTATTACGTCTAAGGATAAATCATGGCGCTGACCAAAGTAACAAACTCCATGATTCTTGGGGACGTTTTTAGCGTCCTTGATTATTCTAGTTTAGTTTTTACCCACACCGCAAAATCTGGCGGTATTAACACTATTGCATCTTTTCAGTCTTGGAAATTGGCTATTCAAGCGGCGTGTGATGCGGCATTTGCAAATGGTGGCGGCACAGTGTTGTTGCCATGTAAAGGGTCGCCGTATTTGATTGACAATCAAATTGTTGTTAAATCAAACACAAGGTTTATCTGCGACGAATGGATTGAACTGGGTGACTACACAACTCTTGGTCATTCATTTGTTGCTGCTGGAGAAAACATTGAAATTATCAATTTAAAGATTGACAATAACTTTATTTATTTTGGAATCTCTGGCGACAATGCTGCGGTTGTTGAAGGATTAGACCCCGCAACAGGCATAGTAAATAACGCGTTTAAAGCCAACAACATTAAATTTATTGGTGGTATTGTCAAGAATTGTTCTTTTGGAACAGTTGATGTAAATAGTGTAACTGGCGCACCATTAAATTATTACTATGGCGGCAAAGCGTTTCAGTTTGAAACAAATTTTGAAAACATCATGGTTGACAACGTAGTTGTTGAAAACTGCGCGATAGCAATCTCAAATGTATTAGGAAGCGGCGCACAATTTGGGCCAACCGTGTACAGCAACATCACTGCAATTGATTGCGGCGTGTTTGCATATTTTTCTCAATCTACGGGAACGCAATCGGCATCAACAGCAGGTGAAAACGAACTTGGCAACAAAGTTCAAATTGTAGTGACAAACTTTGTGGCTGTAAATTGTGCCGTAACAGGGGCGCAAAATGGCGACTTAATGTTTGCACCAATAATTTTAGATGGCGCTGAATATGTTGATATTTCAAATGGAACCATTGTAAATTCAGGCGCAAACTTTCCTAAAGCATTTATTCGTGGGCGGCATCGCTTCTGTTCAATTTCTAATGTTGCATTTTCTGGTCAATGCGATTCCATCATTAACAACGCAACAACAAGAGATGAAGCAAGTGGATATAATGGGATTGCAACTGTTTATTTAGAATCAAAATACAACAAATATAAGTTTGTCCACCAAGGAGTTCATGGGTATGTATTAGATTCCGATGGAACTCAAACTTATTCTGCGCCATTAGGTTCAATGTATGAAATTGTCGCTGATAGAGCTGGTAGTGTTGGTGAAGTATCAGCCGCAGCCGCGACAAGAACTTCATTTATAGAGTTGTTGATTGCAAGTGCGGCATTGTATAAAGGTACAACTCATTCAATATATGTTAGCAAGCCTTCGTTATTTATAACAATTGGGTCAACAGATGCAGTATGTATTGGGACTAATTCACAAATAGGAGATATTAACAATACAGCACCTTTTTATGCCGGAAAACATCGTACATCTTCGTTAACAAGCAACACGCTTGGTAATGCAGGCACACAAGATTTTTCGTTTACACAAGCGGTGCATGGAAAATCAGCGTGGCTTATTTATGCATCTGGTAACGTAACAACAACCGAATACGCATACTCAATTATGCGACTTGATAATTCAAGCCCACCAGCAATCACTTTAGTATCTTTGGGCAATAGCGTACTGGCTTTTTCAACGCCTAGTGTTGGAACCTTGAGGTTTACGAACGGTGCAACTACACAAACTTCTGATTTATCTTTTGTACGCATTGCGTAAAGAAAGGGTTAAAAATGGCTTTGCAAATGACCAAAACAACACGCTATGGATTAATAGCTGAAAATGCGTATCACCGTATTGAAAACGTAACTATTTCAAACAAAAATTCATTGCAATTTGAAATAAAAAGTTATAAAGATAGTCAATCAAAATTAGCGTTTGATAATTTAATATTTGTCACAGACTATGATATTGAAGGCGATAATCCAATTGCCCAAGCCTACGCACATTTGAAAACACTGCCAGAATTTGCTGGAGCAACTGATTGCTAAACCGTACTGGTGCGGCCCACCAGACTTAATGCCTGACTGGATGGTCGGGTTGGAAACAAGGAAATATCATGTTAGAAAAAGTTATCTCCGTCGATTTGATTGAAGTTGTTGAAAACGGCTGCCTTCAGGTTCGCACCAAAACCGCAATCAAAGAAGATGGCGTTGAAATCAGCAGCAAGTTCCACCGCCACGTTGTTGCCCCTGGTGCTGACGTAAGTGGTGAAGAAGCCAAGGTGCAAGCCATTGCTGCATCTATTCACACGGCTGACGTGATCGCAACATACAAAGCAGCAACCGCTGCACAAGGAGTCTGACATGGCTGGTAATTCACAAATCGCATTCACTCCCCTTGGCAAGACCATTGTGGTGGCATCCACGACCTCGGCACCCACCGGCATCCAAGCGCCTGTATACGCCAAGTTTGACCAGCAGAACACGGGTCAGTACCGCTTTATTAACGCAGGCACCGTGACTGTGTTTCTGGGCACTGGGAGCACCGCAGCAGAGGCTACTGCCAATGCTGTAGCGCCTGTGGCCGGTACGCCAACAGCGGCCATTGTGCTGGTGCCTGGTGCGGTGGAAATTTTGCGTTTCAACATCAACACCTATTTCAGCGGCCTGGCTGCCAGCGCAACCACTGTCTACATCACCCCAGGCCAAGGCCTCTAAATGTTGGAGACTGATTTAATGGCTGAAGGAACCGAGATCGACCTCGTTAAATACGGCGTGCTCTGGCAGAAAGTCCAGGACATGGACAAAAAGGTTGACAAGATGGAGCGCAACGTCGAGGAGCTGCTCGCCCTGGCCAACAAAGGCAAAGGCGGTCTGTGGTTTGGCATGACTGTCGTTTCCGGTGTTTCTGTCGTGATCGGTTATTTCATTAGCATTTGGAAGCACTAATGATCGTTGAGACAATGGCTGTCATTGCTACGGCACGGGCAACCATTGCAGGCGTCAAGCAGGCGATTGCCTTGGGCAAAGATGCCTCGGAACTGTTCCACCAGTTCTTCGATGCCAAAGACGCAGTAATGAAGGTCAAGGCGAATCCGCCTAAAAAATCGTTTCAGTCAGCCAACTCGGAGGCCATGCAGATCATCCAGTTGGCCGAGGAAATGCAGCAAGTTGAGGAACAGATCAAAATCTCCTTTATGCGCCGTGGCAAGACCAACCTCTGGATGGACTTCCTGCGGGAGCGCAACGCCATCGTGGCCCGCAACAAAGCCGAGGAGATTGAGGCCGACAACGCCAAGGCCAAGCGTGCCAAAGAGATTGAAGAAGTCATTGAAATGGGCCTGCTGCTGGTCGCCATTGCTGGCCTGCTTACGCTGGTGGCCTGGGGCACTGCGCAGTACGTGGACTTTATGAGGAGGTAATCATGCTACTTGACTCAATTCTTGGCATCGGCAACAAGCTGATTGACAAGCTCATTCCAGACCCAGAGGCCAAAGCCAAAGCCCAGATGGACTTGGCCAAGATGGCCCAGGACGGCGAGCTGGCTAAGATGGCCAACGAGACCAAGCTCTACGAGGTCGAGCAGACGGCCATCACAGACCGCTGGCAGGCCGACATGGGGTCAGACTCTTGGCTATCCAAGAACATCCGGCCAATGGCCCTTATAGCCATCTTCGTGGCCTTCTTTCTGTTCACCATGATGTCGGCCTTCGGCTACAACGCGCAAGAATCCTATGTCCAGCTTCTTGGCCAATGGGGACAAATCATCTTCTTGGCGTATTTTGGAGGCCGCACAGTTGAGAAACTGGCCGACATGAGGAACAAGAAATGAACAAAGAGCAATTGTCAAACTGGGTGACAATGGTTGCTTGTTTCACTCTGGCGGCTACGGTTATGTCAATGGTGTCGGTTTTTGTGCTTGGGTTCTTCGACGAGAAGGTTGATAACAACAAGCTGTTTGAAATTGTTGGCCCAGCCTTCCAGACAATCATCGGCGGCTTTATCGGGCTAATTACCGGCATCAAGATTGGAAGCAATAATGACTCAGTTAAGTGAACATTTTTCCCTCAAAGAACTGACGGCCTCAGAGATTGCCGAGCGCAACGGCTGGGACAACAGCCCCAACGATCAGGAGTTAGCTAACTTGACACGCCTGGCTGACTTCCTGGAGCAGGTCAAGACGGTCCTGGGCGGCAAGCCGGTCATGATCTCGTCAGGCCTGCGCACCAAGAAAATCAATGATGCCGTGGGCAGCCGCGACACTAGTCAACACCGCACTGGCTGCGCTGCCGACTTTAAGGTGCCTGGTATGACCCCCGACGAGGTAGTCAAGGCCATCATTGCCAGCGGCATTAGCTTCGACCAGGTTATCCGAGAATTCAACTCCTGGACCCACTTGAGCATTCCCAACGCCGAGGGCATCAAACCCCGCAAGCAGGCGCTCATCATCGACAAAACAGGAACCAGGCCTTTCGCCTAAGCGATCAAACGCTGCGTGACGCTTGCTTGCAAAGCCGGTCATGTGTTCCTACTTTTTAGCTTGGCCTCTGCCCATGCCGCGCCTTGCCTAAAAAATTTGCTCCTCACAAGGTCATCTGTCAAATCTTCCCAGCACAAACCAACCCAATGGCGTGGCTGTTCTAGCCTATCGCAATACGCTTCAAGCGCACGGGTGTACGCTGCTAGGCTGTTGTAGTCTGATTCAATTGGGCGGTGGTTCATGTGTTCCCCTTAAATTCATAGTCTTTAAACACTGCGCCTTTGCTGGCATCACCGCGCCAACATTCTTTTACCCAGCCGCGTTTTCCTGAAGGGTAATTTCGCCAATGGCCCCGTGCCTGATGCCTTCTTGGGCTTGCGTGTGTGCCACCAAGAGACTTAGACGGCGGCTTAGGCGGCTCAATAGTTACCGTGTGCCAGTCGTACAGCGGTAGCTTACCCTCTTTGATTTTCCTGCGATTTGTAAATGTGTCTTTTACTGTTGGCACATACGTTTGCACAGGCATATCCAGCGATGCGTAAAACATAGCCACAATCGCACACATCATCGACTGGTCTTGGGGGTCAATTGGCTTGTCAACCTCGCCCGTCTTTGGCTCTCCATTGTCTTCAGCAAACAAAAAAGTCCCAAGGGTCTTGTACCCTGTAGGCTTCATAATCCAACCCGTAACAATCGTTGCCGCTGGTTCTGCAAGCACCGACAACATAAAGTCACCCTGTGCTGTCTTCCCGCACAGCATCATGTTTCGGTAGGGTGCGGGGTGCAGTAGGTACTTTTTCTGGTCGTAGTCGATGTATTCCTTGATGGCTCCCGTCACATCAAACCACTGCATTTGAGTTGGGTCAAGGTTAGCGACGGACACCATCTTGACCATTTCTTTAATGAGTGGGGTCATGTGTTCCCCCTTGCTTGGATTGCTTTGGCTGCGCGAGTGCCATAAATATTTATTCCTGTGGGAATGTGGGTATCACAGATAGTTTCTTGCGCCACCTTCGCACAAGCCTCACGCTCGTCGGCACGGATGAGGTCGGCAAACTGTTGCATTGTTTTTTGGTCTACACCATCGGTATTTGCATTGGCAAATTCATCCTCAAATTCTCGATAAACCATACCCGCCTGCTTTGCAAGCTCTTTGTCTCGTGCGTTCATGTGTTTTCCTTATATGCTTGATGGGCAAGCTCTGCTGTTTCAAATAAGCCAAGATAAATTTGCTTTCCGTTGCGATGAACATGGGCAGCAAACTTATTTCTGCGTTTAACAACACCTAAAAATCCAGTCTTGTTTTTGGCAGTTGCCGACTTTCTGTTCTGAATGTTTACGCAATGCGAAACATCACGTAAATTTGCAAGTTTGTTGTTGGATGGGTTTCCATCTATGTGGTCAATGTCACCCATAGGCCAAGAGCCATGATGCAGCAGCCAAGCAACACGATGAACCAAATATTGTTTGCCACAAAACTTCAGCTTGCGGTAACCGTCTTGACGAAAATTTCCAGCTTCTGTTTCGTTTGCGGTTGATCGCCTTGGGTGCTTAACCCACCAAACTTTCCCATCTTCGGGCGTGTACTTTAAATGCTCATACATAAGTTTTTCAATGTCCATAATGAACCTCCTTGCGTTTCATTATATATCATTCTTCTCCTTCAAGGCAGCTTCAAAGTTGTGCCATGTTTGTGTTGCACTTGTTGTCCAGCAATCAGCAGCTTCTTGCGCCGTCAGCCCTACCCACGGGCGTTGTGCTGGGGTGGTGTAAAGAGGTCGCCAGCCGTTGCGTAAATCAATATGGTCAGGTGCCCCCCACGCAACTCTTGCGGAAAAATTTGGGATGGACATTTCGGGTAGATACGAGGCCACCGGCTCCTGCTCTGGCTGCTCGTCCTGTGCCAAGGCTTTCCAGTGGTCACGCTCAACAATAAGCTCCTCAATCTTTTTGCAATAGCCAGCTACCGACTGCTCTGGCTGTGCCAAGGCTTCTTTGATGGCAATGATGGCTTGCTTTTGCTTGTTCCAAAATTCAATTTCATCCGCTTCTTCCAAAGCCTCAAGCGCCAGCTTCAATGCTTCTTTCATTTCTTTCTCCTTGTTGGTTGCGGGCAATCCTCGGGCGGTACAACAACACACCAGATGGCCTCGTAAGGTTGGCTCTGACCTGCTTCAGTCCACCTGTCAACGTAGGCATCCGGCATTACAGCAAGTGCAGCCGCAATGGAACTATTCTTGGCTTCTAAGCGGTCTGCAAGCTCGGCAACGGTGCAGCCGTCTTCTTCTTTACGAAGGATTTGCCGAATAAGGGCGGGCCATTTTGAATTCATGGCGTCACCCGATACCAGATGTATCCAAACAACATACACAGGCCTGCGACAACACCAAAGATGACGGCAAGGGTAACGAACCCTTCCATCACGTCCCAAAACAGACTGCGGTCTGGAAGGCAGGTGCATCTGCGCCCCTGGTCGCAGTTTCCAGTGCAGGCGTTCATGATGACCGCCATGCAATAAGCAGCGCGGTTAAGTAAGCTATCTTAAAAATTTGATACATAAATTCTTTCTAAAAGGTGGGGTACTCGCTGCACTGGTTGATCTGTGCTAGTAACGGCGCACTCCAGCATCCGCTTTCCCCCGAAAAAGGTGGGGAGACTTGCCTCATTAAGCCGTCATGGTGACACAGAGCATGACAATCATGGAGTACGCATCTCCCCGTAAATCAAAAAGGGACGTCCTGGTCGTTGATTTGACGTTTTTGTTGCGAAGCATCATCTTGGCGCGGCTCATTGATATACGCCCAACCATTCCAGCCGCCGTCAATCAAAGGCATTTGGTCAAGTTTCAGCATGTCGCCATTCTTGGTTTCAATGATGCTGCCAATACGCTGATAGCGGTTTTTTTGAGCGCCTTCTTTGTTTTTGTACTGGCCTGCAATGATGGTGATTTCTTTTAAAACTTTAGACATATAGCCCTTATTTGTGTTGATTTGCAATTTCCCGAACAACGTGGTCATAGTAAAGTCGGGCGGCTTCTACTTTGACTTTGATCTTTTCCTCCAAGACCAAATCCCTTTCGTATGGAACCAGCGTCACGCGCAGTTCGCGGTTGATGTGGTCAACCTGGTGCAGGCTTGGTGACTCCCAGCCAATCAGGTCATCAGGCGTGGAAACAAGGCAATACGCAATCTCGGAAAAGGGTTTGTCCCAAAGCATCATGTAAGCCCGTAGCTGCCATTCATAGCCTTTGTCTTCACCTTGCTCAGACAGCACAGGAAACGTGGTCAAGCACCAGCTTGATTTAATGTCAATGATTTTGTGAGTTGCCACAATGTCAGCTTCACCAGTCAACCAAGCGTTGTTACGGCGCTCTGTGTTCTTAGCGTAACTACTTAGCTTTACGGCGTTGTACAGGTCAATGGATGCGTCCTCAACCCGAATGCCCTTGTCCATGTACTTGCTAGACACCCGTTCGTCATATCCGTAGACAAATTCCTTTGCCAGCTTGGTGATGTAGGTCTTAGCGCCTACGCTCAGTTCGTCTTTACCCTTGCCGTCCGTCATGATTGCGGACAAGGCGCTTGCTCTAATAAGTATGCTCATAGTGTTGCCTTTTTAGCGTCTTTGGCTGCAATGATGTGGTCTTTGGCTTTTTGGTTGTTGCCTACGGCCTTAATAGCTTCAAAGTAAGCGTTTTTCAATTCCACCTCATTAGTACAGGATGCAATGTCTTCCAGCAATGCTTGCATGGTTGCCTCTGTCAACTTGGGCGGCTGCTTGCTGCCAGCGTTGCCATCATCATCTTCAGGGGCGATGCCACAAGCTGCCATCAAACTGTACCGACGTGCGTAGGTCAGTGCCGAGCCGTAGCCCTGCGGGTCGTGCTTGATAGATGGAACATGCAGCTTGCCGCACTCCAGCATTTCACCGGATTCATGCACAAACACGGTTTCCACGGTCACGCCGCTATCGTCCAGGCTGGTGCGCTGCACGAGGGCTATTCCTGCGCTGTTTAAGCCTTCAATTACGGCCTCCACGCACGCGGCAAGGTCAGCGTACCGGCTTTTGAAATGCGGGTTTGTAGAGGACTTTAAGGCTGGGCCAAAGGCTTTTTGCGCTTTGACAAGGGCGGTGGCGATATTTTTCATTTGATTGCTTTCATTGCTTGTTTAAAAGAGTTGATGACAGTCCAACCGCATCTGCGGTACATGAGGTAAAGCCTTACGATGTGCATTCTTGGTTCTCCAATTCAAGTTGGGCAAGATGGGTAATCTCTATGGCAATGCTTTCCAGCAGCAGGTGGGCAATGTCTACGCCTTTAACGTAAGCAGAGGACAAAATCAACACCTGGTCAATGGCCGGTTCATAAGCAGACCCGCGCTCTGCAGGCTCATACTCAAAGTGGCATACAAGCCAGACACCCTCAATAAAGAGGTTGAACTCGGCCATTCCTGACGGGCATGGTGGGGCAAGGCATTTCATAGCGGCCACCCGTAGACCAAAACAGCGGCAAGGCTGACACCGATGGCGGTGGCAAAAGCAATGTCGGCAAGTTTCATGCTGTCACCTCAAATTCTGCGTTTAAGGATTCCATTACTCGGTCAAGGACTACGCGGCCCATAACGCAATCTAACTTGCGGTCAAATTGCGACTCCGTTAATTTAAGTTCATTGACTAGTTGGTAGAGGGTGATAAAAGCGGTCTGGATGGCAACCAGATCAGCTAGTTTGATGGAGGGATTGTTCATTGTGTTTCCTTAAAAAGACCTGTTAGGGATTGGGGCCGAAGCCCCGTTTGTTTAGTATTGGACTCGACCATCAACGTAAACAACAACACTTTTGCCGCTTGGCAAGTAGACGTTTGCTGAGACTGCGCCTGCCTCTGCTTGGAGGTAACGAATTACGGAAGCGATAACTTGAAAATCTGTCATTTCTGACTCCTAAAAAGACCCTGCGGGATTGCTTGGGCTTGGACGCATCATATCACGCCTGTGATGCCTTGCAAGGTTTTTTGCAACTTTTTTTAACTTTTTTTATAGGTACTTTCCCTAGTGCCTGCCACCACGTTTGTGATATAGTGCGCGGCATGAACATCTTAGAAATTGCACTTTTATCCGCTGGCGGCGTGGGTCGCCTGGCCTACATCCTGGACCTCAAGCAGAACGTCATCAGCAACTGGAAGCTGCGCGGCTCTGTGCCAAAGGGCTGGGAAACGGTCATTCGGATGAAGTTTGCAAAACAGATTGCACAAGCGGAAAAAACAGCGTAAGATTTTGGGCACGGCTACCTTTAGCGGGGGAAAAGACGATTCGTTACCGTCCTGCCGATGCACTTTTCAGTAACGTCAACCTAGAACGTAAGGTTAGCAATGCACTACTACCAGTTCCATATTGGGGACTACAAGAGCCATACCCATCATTTGACAGTGATTGAGGATATTGCCTACAGGCGGCTCTTAGACCACTACTACCTTCACGAATCTCCAATCAAGCAGCGGGACATTGCTCGCCAGATTGTTATGCGGGAGCATGAGCAAGAGGTTTTGAGCGTTTTAAGCGAGTTTTTTGTTAGCACTGAGCAAGGGTTTATCAACCCAAGGGCAGATGCTGAGATCAAAAATTATCGAGAACATCAAGCCAAATCCGCCTATGGCGCCCTTGTCCGTGACAACCCAACCTTTAAATCTTTGGTGCACATGGATAAATTTATCAAGTGCTACCTTGAGAAAACACATCTGGAGTACGTCACTTCATGTACACATCATGTACCCATCAAGAACCCTTTAGCCCCCCTTGATGCAACCACTAACCATGAACCATTAACCATTAACCAAGAACCACTAACCACAAAAGAGAAGCCGCAGGCCAAGCCTGCTGACGAACTGTTTGATGAATTTTGGAAAGCGTATCCAAAGAAGCAAGGCAAAGACCTAGCCAAAACATCCTTTGCCAAACGAAAGGTAGGCAAGGAACTTTTGCAACAAATGTTGTCAGCCATTGACCAACAGAAATCTACCGACCAGTGGAAAAAGGATGGTGGGCAATTCATACCAGCACCAGCTACTTGGCTAAACCAAGGCCGTTGGCAAGACGAAGTCACTTCCGTTCATCAATCAACTTTACCGACTTACTCATGAAAAACCAAACCAAAAAAACACCAGTTCCATTGCAAGACATAACTTTGCGTGATTTCTTTGCTGTTTTTGCTATGCAAGCCATTCTGTCTAGAGAAAACTTAACTGGGTTGCCAAAACAAGTTTCGGCAGATGCTTATTGGATGGCAGACGCAATGATGGAGGAACGAAAATGAAAGGCCATGAAGGAATCATCAAACTGCGCCAGCAAGGTCTGGCACCCGCAATGATTAGCCTGGACGACTTCAACTTCCCCAGCCCGTTAACCGACTGGGAGACATACGGAGACACGCCAACCGTATGCGTACACAAGGAAGCCATAGAAGGGCTTGATTTGCGGTTTTTGGTCAACATGCGGGTGAGCGTAACCAGCCACACAGAAGATCGCGCAAAACGCCTGTTTAACGCTTGCAAAGCGGCAGGGGCAAAGTGGGTTGGAGCAAGCCATACCGAAATGCGTGGTGAAGTAGCAAAAACAGGATGGGTGGAGATATGGCATGGCTGAACTAATCCCCGACACAATCGACTTTTCGAAGTACCTGCGCGAAACTGACAACAAGCAAAAAGTGCGACCTGCTGCTGACTACATTCCTGCGATTAAGGAAAGGATGCGAAATCTTTCTACAGAAAGAAAACTGTACCTTCCTTGGGTTAAATCCTACGATTCGTTTTACTTCCGCGAAGGAGAGATGACGGTCTGGGCTGGTCAAAACGGCCACGGCAAGAGCCAAATGACCGCGCAGGTAGCAATGCACCTGATGAGCCAAGGTGAGCGCGTTTGCATGGCATCGTTTGAAATGAAGCCAATTGAGACAATCCGATTGATGAGCAGGATGTTTATCGGTACAAACCCGTATACGCCTGAATATCAGAACGACCAAGGCTATGAGGCGCTAGACGAAATGTTTGACAGCTTTGGCGCCTGGAGCAATAAACGCCTGTGGATTTATGACCAGATGGGCGTGACTAACCCTGAAACCGTCATCGGCATGAGCCGATATTGCGCCAAGGAGCTGGGCATCAAGCATATTTTCATTGACTCGCTGATGAAGGTAGTGGGCGATGAAGACGATATGAACGGCCAGAAGCGGCTGGTGGGCGAACTTTTTTCCATTGCCAAAGACTTGCAGATCCACATTCACCTGGTCCACCACCTGAAAAAGCCAACAAACGAAGCGCAGATACCTGACAAGCACGACACCAAAGGAAGCGGGAGCATCACCGACCAGGTGGACAATCTTTTTATGGTTTGGCGCAACAAGCCGAAAGAAGATGACCGCCGAACCTTGGGACAGTTTGGCAAGAAGCAATCTGAGCCAGATTCGATTCTGTTTTGCAGAAAGCAACGCCACTTTGAAGGCAGCGGAGATGGGGAACCGTCAATCGGTTTATGGCTGCACAAAGACTCAGGGCAATTTACCGGCAACCCGAGCGAAGCGCCTTTTAACTACGAGTACACAAAATGATTAAATCTATTGAAATCAGAGCGTTAGAAACACTTGTTAATCAATTGGATGAAACGATTGCCGCACTTGATAAAGAAGTTGTAGCAAAAGTGGAAGATGCTTTTACTGAACGCAATCGTACAAACAGATTAATTGCTGCACTGCAAACGACAATGCCTGAAGATGCAAGGTCAATTATTTGCACTGCTGTTCGACAATTAAAGTTAGACGGTGACTCTGAGTGTGACTTATTGCAATACTACGATGCAACATACGGGGAATAATATGCTTAAACAAGTAAACACTTGCCCAAGTAAAAAGCCATACTGGGTGTGCATTAAATGCAATCGGTCTTGGTTGGTATTGCGAGAAGCTACTCAACATGCCTGTGGACAAGAGAAACCGGCAGAGCCAGCATTTCGCAGTTATACCAAATGAGTGACCGCGGTCAACTAGAGAAAGCCGAGGCAAGGATGCTTGTGCCATCCTACTTTGCCACCGTAGCGCTGCTGGGCAGGCCAAAGGCTAACGTCTGGCTAACAAAGCAGATTGCCCTCATTGAAAAGCACTACGGCAAAGGGTTTGACGCTCGATGTCGTGGATACATGCGGGAAATAACGGAGACAGAACTATGCGATACGCTGCAAGGGTAGACGCCAACCAAGCCCAGATTGTCAGCGCACTAAGGGCTGCTGGCGCTTGTGTTTGGATTATCGGTTTGCCAGTGGATTTGCTTGTCGGTTACAAAGGCCACACGTTTCTGGTTGAAATCAAAGATGGCCCTAAAAAGCGTTTAACGGCGCTACAGAAAGACTTTTTTTGCAATTGGTCTGGTAGCACTTTGTCGCGCGTTGATGGCCCTGAAGCCGCTTTAAGAATGATCGGAGTAGTTAAATGAAACTTGCAGTCCAATGCTGGGAACCAGTCCAGGCCCACACGGTAATGACCAAAACAATCTGGCCGCAGTTAAAAAGCGCACTAATGGCAGGGCATAAGATGGTGCTAGAGATCAAACCGGCTACGCGCAGCCTTGAGCAGAACTCGCGTCTTTGGGCCATGCTGACAGAAATCAGCAGCCAGGTTGACTGGTACGGGCGCAAGCTAACGCCGGAGGAATGGAAGCACGTTTTCACCGCATCACTAAAAAAGCAGGACGTAGTGCCAGGCTTGGACGGTGGCTTTGTTGTTCTGGG